TAGCGGCACCATAAGCCCAAACAACCCGCTAATGGCGGCAAAGGCTGGCCTTATTACTTTGTACGCGCCCAAACAGTAACACCGGCAACCAACACCCGGCGCGTAGGTAACGCCGGGTGTTTTTTTACCACCCCTATGTGAGTTTCCCTGAAAACAGATGATAAAAACGGCCCCCACCCCCACAATGAAAATTAGGTACCATATTTTCTCATGATCGCACCTGCGCCTTCGTTACACGTTGATAACCTGTCACCCCCCGCCTTTAAAAAAGGTACCCTTGCAATAAAAAAATTTTTCGAATATATTTTCACGCATGGCTATTACCTACCGAGGCGAGAGATTCAGCGGGTATAACAAGCCCAAGCGAACTCCCGGCAAGAAGAAAAAGTTTGCGGTCCTTGCCAAGCAGGGAAGCAAGACGAAGTTAATTCGTTATGGCGACCCCAACATGAAGATTAAGAAGAGCCAGCCCGGACGCAGAAAAAATTTTCGTGCGCGGCATGGTTGTGACAGTAGACCCCCGAGTAAATTGACGGCCCGTTATTGGAGCTGCAAGAATTGGTGATGCGATGTCGCTTGTAGAGAATATCAACAAACGCAAGAAAAAGGGAATTAGTCGCTCTAAGAAAAAGAGCACGATTTCAGCAAAGGCTTACGCTGATATGAAAGCTGGCTGGCCAAAGAAGAAGAAAAAGAAGAAGGCCAAATCATGAAAAAGTCTGTTGCCGCGCCCAAGGGTTTCCATTGGATGAAAAAGGGAGCCTCTTACAAGTTGATGAAAGACCCATCAACCGGATACAAGGCGCACAAGGGCGCGAGTAAAAAGGCTACTTTTGAAGTGCAGAAGGTTCACAAGAAAGGATAGACTATGCCCACCATACAAATATCGGCTCGGCGTCGCGATGCGATGGGTAAAGAGCAGCTTGAGGAATACTTGGTAGGAAGCGGCAAGCCCGCCGGAGCGGCGTTTAGTGTTTCTGGCGATAGTGTCAGTTGGGGTGACGACGCCACACCCGCTCCCGCATCCACCCCTACTCCAGAACCAACCCCCGCCCCAGAGCAAGAAGCCGTAGACTTTGGTAAGATGACCAAGCTGCAGATTGAAACTTTTGTGCGTGACAATTACGGTGTGGAGCTAGACCGGCGACACACAAAGGGTGACCTGATTGCACAGGCGCTTACTATCCGTTTAGACCACAGCTAGGAGGCACCGATGGGACAGGGATACAGTTACGGTAAAAAAACCAAAAAGACTAAGAACAAAAAGAATAAGAAAAAGAAAAAGTGAGCGAAGTTGTTCACCAACGAGTCTTTTGGCAGAAACTTGTAGACGACCAGTTTCACCGTTTTGCATACGGGCGCATAACGCAGGATCAATTCTTGAACCGTATGGAGCGGTTGGGCTGGAATAAAAGAGACCTCAAACAAATACTTGAGGAAGAAGACACCAGCTAAGAAAGGTTAGAAATGACAGCATTACTCCTGGTGCCATTCATTTATATATTTATAGTTGACAACGCTGATTTTTTTGCTCAGGCTGCAAAAGAACGCGAGCAGGGTTATGACTGGCATTATGTGGGCAAATCGCCACCTGATGTACAGGCCAAATCACTCACGCTACAGTGTGCGGACCAAAACGGTAAAGCGTGTGGTGAGCCGTACATACTGTGGAAGTTAAAAAAGTGAATGATCTACAGGAACTAGCCCAGAACCTTACGCCGCAAGACATAGACCGCGAGCTACAGAGCCGCTACATGCACGAATTCATTAGGGGGGCATGGGCTAGCTTAGAGCCGGGACGTGTGTTCCATGACAACTGGCACATAGAAGCTATATGTGAGCACCTTGAGGCCGTAAGCCGTGGTGAGTTACAGCGGCTGATTATCAACATACCGCCCCGCCACATGAAAAGTTTAACGTGCTCGGTGGCGTTTCCGTGCTGGACATGGCTGCACCAGCCCAACAAACAGTTCTTGTTTGCCAGTTACGCCCAATCACTATCTACACGGGACAGCGTCAAGTGCAGAAGGCTACTTACGTCGCAGTGGTATCAGGATAATTGGGGCAGCGTGTTCCATTTAACGGGTGACCAAAACCAAAAGCAGAGGTTTGAAAACAATCACAACGGGCATCGCATTGCAACATCCGTAGGTGGTGGCTTGACCGGTGAAGGTGGCGACATCATAGTTATAGATGACCCGCACAACGTCAAACAGGCTGAAAGTGATTTAGTACGGCAGGACGTTCTAGAATGGTGGGACACAGCCGTACCCTCCCGTTTGAATGACCCGCGCACGGGCGCTTTTGTCATTATCATGCAGCGCGTGCATGAAAACGATCTTACGGGGCACATAATTAAAAAACAGGCTGAGGCGTTTGAAGATAAAACGCAAACCGACCCAGAAGAGTGGACGCACCTATGCGTACCCGCTGAGTTTGAGCAGAACCACCCACACACGTACTTTTCAAAGTTGCCTGATACCAGTGTGCCGGAAGACCCGCGCCAGGAAGAAGGTGAGTTGTTGTGGCCAAACCGTTTTGATCAAAAGGCCATAGCCAATCTACGCACTAGCCTTGGCGAGTATGCAGCGGCAGGACAACTACAGCAACGTCCGGCACCCAAGGGCGGTGGTATCATAAAAGAAAAATGGTGGCGCGAGTGGGAAAAAGACAGTAACCCACAGTTTATTTATGTAATACAGTCTTGGGATACAGCTTTTAGTGAGCGCGATGGAGCCAGTTATTCTGCGTGCACAACATGGGGCGTGTTCAGTTACGGCACACGGTATAATATCATGCTAATGAACCGTTGGCGTGATCGCTGTGCGTACCCTGAACTACGCCGTGCCGCCCGTGAACTTTACGATGATTTCGCACCGGACGCCGTGTTAATAGAGAAAAAAGCCAGCGGCCAGAGTTTGATACAGGATATGCGCCAGATGGGTATACCCACTATACCGTACTCGCCTGACCGTGACAAAACGGCGCGTGCTCATGCCGCCAGTGCCTTGCTGGAAGCGGGATTGGTGTGGTACCCCGACCGCCGTTGGGCCAAAGAAGTGATTAAACACTGTGCCGTGTTCCCGGCCGGAGACGGTGCCGATATTGTTGATACAGTTACTCAGGCATTGCTACGCCTCCGAGCAATGTGGTACGCTCAACCGCCTGAAGATGACGAATGGGAACCAGAAACTGTATTTCGTGATGATCCCTTTGCACAATCCAATGTAGTGAATCTACCGGGGGCTATTTATGGCTGAGTATGCGGCACCGTTTCAATTGATTGAAGACACGTTGAATAACGTGCCTATAGAAGAACAGCCCGACGGTAGTTTTTTAATAGGTACTCCCGCCCTTGACACTATAGAAGAACCAGAATTACGTGAGTGGGACTCTAACCTTGTTGAAACATTAGATGAGCAAGACCTGAGTAAACTTGCTTCGTCGTTGATTAGTGACTATGAGGACGATGCCTCGGCGCGTGATGATTGGTTGCGGGTATACCAGAACGGGCTTGAAACACTCAAACCGGATGAGCGCCAAATAGATGAAACCTCCGTCAACCGTGAGCAAAAGCGCCTGACCAATGTAGTGCACCCGATGATCGCGGAGGCCGCTACGCAGTTTCAAGCCAAGGCGATCAATGAACTGTTCCCGCCCAAGGGTCCAGTAGGCGCGACTATTGTAGGTGAGGCCAGCGTAGCCACGCAGGAACAAGCCAAGCGTGTTACTGACTATATGAACTATCAACTTACGGAAGAGATGACGGAGTATTTTCCTGATCTTGACCAAATGCTTTTTCATTTGCCGCTGGTGGGTCAGACATACAAGAAGTGTTGGTTTGATGTCAACCTACGGCGCATTTGCAGCCGGTTTGTTCAAGCTGAAGATTTTGTAATTGATGCCGGTGCTACTGACCTTGAGTCTGCGTGCCGGTATACGCATGTTTTGCGTGTTCCGCGCCATGAGTATGACCAGTATGTAGCTAATGACTATTACCTTCCTGCACCAGCCAGTTCTGATTCATTGCAAGAAACGACGATTCAAGACATTGATGGCATTGAGGCTGTGTACGGCACATATGATGCGCCGATTGAATTGCTAGAAATACACACGTATTCTGACATACTCAATAAAAACGAAGATGACCCTGATAAGCCAATAGTGGTTACAATTCATCGTGACTCTGAAAAGGTTGTTGCGGTTCGCCGTAACTGGGACGAAGAAGATGAAAAAGAACGCAAGAACGTTTGGTTCATTTCGTACAAATTTTTGCCGGGACTCGGGCCGTATGGGTATGGGCTGTATCATGTAATCGGCGGGTTGGGTAAAGCCGCAACGGGAGCACTGCGCTCTCTGCTTGACGCAGCGGCATTTAGCAACATGCAGGGTGGATTCAAACTTCGTGGTCGTGTTAAAGGCGGCGACATGGAGATTGGCCCCGGTGAGTTTACAGATATTGACGCAGCGGTTGATGACGTTAAAAAAGCGATCATGCCACTGCCGTTCAAAGAGCCAAGCCAAACCATGATGCAACTGCTTCAGTTTGTGGTGCAAACGGGCAAGCAGTTCGCTAACACGGTAGAAACTAATTTAGCCGATGCAAACCAGAACACGCCCGTAGGAACTACGATGGCGTTGTTGGAAGAAAACAGCCGTGTGTTTTCTGCCGTGCACAAGCGACTGCACAACAGCCAGCGTAAAGAGTTTAAGCTCATTGCCAAGCTCAACGGTATTTATTTACCGGAGCGTTACCCCTACCGGATACGTGACCTTACGGTTGTTCTGCGTAAGGATTTTGATGACCGTATTGATGTAATACCTGTATCAGATCCCAACACATTCAGCTCTACGCAACGCATCGCTCAAGCTCAAGCGATGATGCAGCTCTCTAAAGAGTTTCCGCAGTATCATAACCAGTATAACGCTTTGCGTAGAATGTACGAGGCGATGCGTATACCCAACTATGAAGAAGTGCTTACAGATCCTAAAGAAGGTATTCGGCGCGATGCGGTTACGGAAAACTCATTGATTGCTTTGGGCAGACCAGTTAAGGCATTTCCTGACCAAGACCACATGGCACATATTACTGTACTGGATGACTTTTTCCGTAGGTTGCCACCTGAGCAACAGGAACAGTTCTTTATGCCGTACATTAGCCACCGTGCTGAACATACGGCGTTGTTCTATCGTGCAATGATTCAAGCGCAGATGGCCGCGCCCATGCCACCGTTAGGTGAACAAGGTGATGATACACCAGCAATTCCACCTGAGTTGGATGCAGAAATTAGTCAGGCAGCGGCTACGATTGTAACGCAGAATCCACAACCAATGATTGGGCCACCGCCACCACCAGCGGGTGAGCAACAAAACCAGCCTAATCCTATGGAGCAAGCGCAGATGGCAATGCAGATTGAGGCTCAGGCTACGCAAGCCAAGGCTCAAGCTGACATAGAAGCTAAGATGCAAAAAGCTCAGATGGATATGCAAATCAAAATGGCGCAGTCACAAATGGACATGGAAATTGAACGTATCCGTGCTCAGGCCCGTATTGATGAAAACAGAATACGTAACGAGAACCAGCAAGACCTTGAAGAGCAAGAAATGGATGCACGCATTCAACAGCTTGTGCTCAAGACAGAGGCTGATATACAGTTAGCTAAAGAAAAAGCTGAAGCGATGATTGAGGTAGAGCAAGAAAAGGCGGCATCACAGGTGGCCATAGCACAAATTAAAGCTGAGCGCACAGATGGCTAATTTAGAAAAGCTCATACCTCCGGCCACACGGCGGCAAGTGGGCAGTCTTGCGGAATATTTACGCCGTGGACTTGGTGATGTGTTTAACGTCCCCGCTATGGTTGATGATGTACGTAAACAGGGTTATCCTTCAGCTACAAATATAGGGCTTGCGGCATTAGGTCCGGCAGGAGGCTTGCAAACAAAAATTGCTGGTGGCGCTTTGAGACTTTTGCCCATTGATGCTTTTATTAAAGGTGGTTCACTGATTAGTGACGCTGTGCCCGTAGTCGGCAAAGCAATAAAGAAAGCAGCGCCACCGACGGCGGCGGCAGTTGCAATGACGCCAGCTACGGTTGATGAGGCAGAAGCGGGTGGGCTAAAAAATTTGATACTCAAGCTAGCCGATCAAATCAACACTACCACGCCCACATTGCTCAGACCCAAGGGTCAGGGTATAGGCGAGCGGATGCCTAAAAAGATCGCGGAACAGGAGCGGCAATTGAGATTGGAATTGGCTAAGATGCCTACATCGCCCAAACAAAATGAAAATATCGCTAACATCTTCAACTCACAAGAGTATACGGTTGAACAAATCCTTGCTGCCGTTAAGGAGGCATTGAAGTTTGGCGACTAAACTTACTGCCGCAGAGGTACGCGCTGCAAAGAGCTGGTTAGGTAGGCGTGACATTACGCCTAAAGAACTATCGCCAAGAAAATTTGCAAAGGCTGCAAAAATGTTAGATAAAGGTTTTAAGGAAACTTTGGCTGTTATTGCGGCGTCGCAAACCGGAGGTCAGGTATAATGGTAACGATGGCACCTAGAATGGGGGGATTACCTTCCCGTCAGATGATGGCGCAACCTGTCGCGTATCAAAACATACCTAAACTGGCACCGTCGTTTCAAAACTTAATGCGTATGGTTGTTGACGCATATAAACGTATGGGCCGACCCGTACCTCCTGCGGATGATATTGCAAAAATAGCCCGAGGTATTGCTGAAGATCAAGCGGGTGCCGCCGCCGCTCCGTTAGGGAGAAGCCCTACGGGTGTTGTAAATCCTGCTCGCGGAGCATTTGAAGGGCAGATGATAAGTCGCCTAAAAACACCCGACAACACTACTTTCCACTACCGCCCCGGAAAGGTCGAAGACGCGCTAGGGTTTGACACAAGAGACTATAAAAAAATTCCTAAAATGCTCGAGAGCGGTATGCCGGGACAAGGTCTTTCACTTGCAACGCGAATGCAAAGCAGACCAGGACCGCTTATTCCTTCTGAACAAGCAGCGTTTATGGGACAATTTCCAGAACGCGTGATTCACGGTACGCAAACTGTTCCGGCCTCTCTGACTTCAGATTTACAAAAAGCAATAGAAGCATTTGCCAAGCGAGCGGGCCGCGCACCTTCAGAACAAGAAGTTGGCCAGATCATTAGTCAAATCGCCAAACAGAAACCACAGTCAGCACTTGATATGCTCAGTTTTCCAGGGGCTAAAGCCGGAGCACCCAACGTAGCTGCACAGGAAGTTGGTGCGCTAGCGCGTGCCGGTGAAAGTGGCGCTCTAGCTGATCTTGCTAAAACAGCGGGTAAAGCCGCCGGAGTTAAAGGTCCCGCAGCTGAAGAAGCTCTTACTCGCGCAATTTTACAGCGACAAGCAATGGGGCCGCGCAAAAGTTCGTTAGACTATTTGACCGCCCTACCCACCAAGCAGGGCAAAAATTTAGAAGCTCTTGCCGAGCAAACACAGAAAAAGAAACTACTGGACGAGATTAAGAAACTACTTAAGAAATAGCTAGAAATTAAGACCTAGGAGAATTATGGTCATAGGTGAATTTTTGCGTAAGCTCCAAGAGGGTTTACGTGCTGAGCAAGAATCTATACAGGAGCGTATGGGTTCTGGCGGCTGTAGTGATTTCAATGATTATTGCCGTAACGTAGGCATGATCGCTGGAGTTGATTTAGCTATAGCCACAATACAAGAGACTGTTGAAACCCTAGATAAAGAGGATCAAGAATGAGTAACCTTCCTATTCCCCGAGGATTTAAGGTGCTGATCGAAAAGCCTAAACCTAAAGACAAAACTGATGGCGGCATCTTGCTGCCAGACCAAGCAATAGAAGCCGAGAACTATTTGAGCATCTGTGCCAAGGTGGTTAGCATTGGTCCGCTTGCATTCAAAGACCGCGAGACGGGCAAGTTTTGGGCTGGTGGTCCGTGGGCTACTCCCGGCCAGTGGGTTATCGTGCCTAAATTTACGCAGTTTCGCATGGAAATTGACGACAAAGAGTATCGCTTTATTAACGACGATGAAATTATCGCTGTTGTCGAAGACCCAACTGTAATAAAGGTATACGCTTAAACATCGTATCGCGACGTAATCGCGTAGAAAGGAAAAATTATGGCAGAGCAGAAAGAAGAGTGGGAACCTGTAGACGAACAGGCTCTCGAAAAAGACTTGGCACCGCAAGAAGACAATGCTGAGTTTTCAGACCTCGTTGAAATTATTGATGAGTCTGCACCGGACTCAGTTCCTGCGCCCGAACCAGCGGCAGCATCTGAACCAGATAATGACATGTCTGACCGTGTGCAGAAACGCATCGACCAGCTAACACGTGAACGGCGTGAAGCAGAACGGCGTGAGCAAGCTAAAGATGCCGAGTTACAAGCACTCACGGAAAGAATGGCACAGCTTGAAAACAAAGGCCAAGAGCAAGCGGTGCAAAGTTTTCAAGATCGGTATAATCAAGTACGCGCTGACTTAACCGCCGCTGCAGAAGAAGGCGACACGGCTCAGCAAATCGCTTTAACTGAGCAACTTGCCGATATGCGTGCTGAGGCAAAAGTTGCTCAGTTGACTAATAGGCAACAGCCAGCGCAACAGCAGCAACAGCAACAGCAACAGCAACCGGCGCAAGATGCACCACAAGCGGCTTATACTTGGTGGGAGCGGAACCAGTGGTTTAACACACCGGAAAACCAAGCTGAGTCAGCTTATGCGCGGGTTGTTGACGTTCAATTAGAGCAGGAAGGTTTCGATAAGAACAGCCCTGCCTACTACACAGAGCTTGATAACCGTTTACAAGAAAAATTTCCTGAGTTATACAACAAGGGCGATGTAAAAAAATCAAAACCCGCAACAGCGCCGACAGGCGGTAGAGCGAGTTCTGGTAAAATCGCAAAAGACGGTCGGGTACAGTTAACGAAAGATGAACTTAGCATGGCTCGCGAACTCGGGATTACATCGGAAGCCCAATTAAAGGCTTACGCTAAAGAAATCCAAAAGAGTAGACAGGAGTCTTGATTATGGCTATCGCTCGAACAACTCGTAATTCCGAACCGACGCATGAACTTCGAGAAGATATTTCTCGCGAAGAAACGTGGTCACCTCCAGCTTTGTTGGATGCTCCCCCTGCTAGGGAGGGTATGCGGCAAAGATGGGTATCTACCCAGATCCTAGGGCAAGAAATTCCGCACCACACTATGAAAAGATTCCGTGAAGGTTGGACTCCGCGACCGGCAGATACGGTACCGAAAGACTTTCCAGTTCCCACTATTGCCCAAGGGCAGTGGGAAGGGTTAATAGGCGTTGAGGGCATGATTCTGTGCGAGATGCCAGAAACGAAAGTCGCTGCTCGGACAAAGTATTTTGCTCGGAAAAATGCAGAGCTTAACCAGTTTGTGGAATCAAATCTCAATAAGGTGGAACGAAGTGGCGGTATCGCTATTGACAGAGATTTCCGTTCCGATGTTTCACGTGGTCAAAAAATTGTCGATGATTAAGGAGCATTCTTATGGCAAACACGGACGCCCCTCGGGGCTTTTGGCCGCTTCGTCATCTCTCGGGTGGGACCATGCGGCCCTCTGCTCACACGCTTGCGAGTGGGTATGGCACCAACATCTTTCGAGGTGACGTAGTCAAACTTGTTGCTGGAGGGGGCATTGAAGTTGCCGCCGCTGGTGACCGATTCCTCGGTATCTTTGATGGATGCCGGTATGTTAACTCTAGTGGCGAGCAGGTCTATTCCAAGTATTGGCCCGCAAGCACCACGGCTACTGAAATTGAAGCCTATGTTTATGACGATCCAAACATCTGCTTCGGTGTTCAGTCCGCTGGTTCTACTGTGGCTGCCGATGTTGGTAACATAGGTGACCATGTTGCTGGTACGGGTTCTACTACTACGGGGATCTCGGCCCACGAATTGAACGGTTCTACTGGTACCGGCGACGCAGGATTCCGAGTTCTCGGAAAAATCGAAGCGCCGGACAATGCCTATGGGACAAATGTCAACCTGATTGTTCAGCCGTATGAGCATGAGTACACTATGGCTGACCATAGTACTCCAGGCGTATAGGGGGTTTAGACAATGGCTTTGAATAGAGCACTCTTTGCAAAACAGCTCGAGCCGGGACTAAACACCCTTTTCGGCATCGAGTACGCAAGCTACCCAGAACAGTGGAAAGAAATCTTTTCGCAGAATACTTCTCAAAAGGCTTTTGAAGAAGATACCCTGCTTGAAGGTTTTGGGGCGGCAGCAGTTAAAGCTGAAGGCACCGCAGTGGCATACGACACGGCGGCTGAACTTTGGACTGCTCGCTACAACCACGACACCATTGCTTTGGCGTTTTCCATTACGGAAGAAGCTGAAGAGGATGGCTTGTATGGTTCCATTGGCCAACGCTACGTTAAGGCGCTGGCTCGCAGCATGGTCCACACCAAGGAAATCAAAGGAGCGAACATTCTTAACAATATGTTCACTTCAGGCACTGGCGGTGACGGTGTTGTTCTTGGTTCGGCTAGCCACCCAACGGCCAACGGCACTCAATCAAACATTCTGTCCACGGCAGCTGATTTGAGTGAAACCAGCCTTGAGCAAATGCTCATTGATATCTCTAACATGGATGATGACCGGGGCATTCCTATTGCTGCCACGGGCGTCAAACTTGTTATTCCTACGGCTCTTGCGTTTGTTGCTGAGCGTTTGATGAAATCAACGCTTCGCACCGGCACCGGAGACAATGATATCAACGCACTGTCTTCTGGCGGTTATCTGCCGCAAGGCTATACTGTCAACCAGCGACTCACGGACACGGATGCCTTCTTTATCCTTACGGATGTTCCAGACGGCCTCAAGATGTTCCAGCGTCGTGCATTAACTCGCGGCATGGAAGGTGACTTTGAAACCGGAAATGTTCGCTACAAAGTTTCCGAGCGGTACAGCTTCGGCTTTACCGATTGGCGCGGAATCTTTGGTACTCCGGGGGCGTAAGCTCTCGGTTTCTAGGGGAAGCTACCCCCGCTCTTCGGGGTGGGGGTGGTTTCACTAAATTTGAATGAGGCTTCGGCCTTGGTCTTTTTGAAAGGAGACTGTTCAAATGGGAACTACTCATTTTTCTGGCATTTCAAATGCCTCTCGCAACTCTACTCTCGCCGCAATGGGTCAACTAGATCCTACTAAATTTCTCACGTATTTTGATGATTTTATCCATGAGCCGCTTTCTACGGAATGGACAATCACAGCTACGTCAGCCGGTAGCGGTACCTCTGCAATTAGCACGCCTGATCTTGACGGCGGTTGCGCTCGCATTACCACGGCGGCTAATGAAGATGACGGGTTGTTTGCCCAAACCATCGGTGAAGTGTTTTTGTTGAACAGCAGCAAGAAAACTTGGATCAAAACACGGTTTCAAGTAGGCGACGCAACTCAGTCTGATCTTATTATCGGACTGCATTCTACGGATACCACTCCTCAGGACGCAACTATGCGGTTCCTGTTTGAGTCTGTAGATGGTTCGGCAGCGTTGTATTTCAACAACGACAATAACACGGACGACAATGATAGCAGCACGGTTGCTACGTTGGAAGATGACACGTTCGTAACCGTGGGTGCCTACTATGATGGTAACGGCAACATTCAGCTGTTTTTGAATGACGCGCTTGTAACCACTATGACTAGCCAAACACCGCCAGCAGCTGAAATGGCTGTAGGGTTTGGTTATCTAAACGGTGCAGCGGGTGCAGAAACCACGGATATCGACTATATCTTTGTCTGCAAAGAACGGTAAACTTTTTGGGAGCGGGGGGAGCTGTCTCCCCCCATTGCTCTAAAGGAGGAATACGATGGCAGATATAGCGACTTCCACAACCATTTCAGATGGCGAGCGCCATGCTGTTATGCGGTTCACTTACCAGTATGTAGATACAGGTAATGAAGATGCTGTTAGCAAGGTTGATGTTTCGGCTCTTACGGCTAGTTCCAATGGCGATACGTGTACCGCTGTTCGAATCGAAGAGATTTGGTTTGCGACAGTTGGTATGGCTGTTTTGATTGAAGCGGATGCAACGGCTGATACAGTTTTAGTGCCGGTTCCCTCAGACCGCATGGGCCGGTTGGATATGTCTAGCTTTGGCGGTATAACTTCAAAACTCGGCAGTGGTGCTACAGGTGACATACTGTTTACTACGACGGGTGCGGGTTCCGTTGGCGACGCATATAACATCGTTCTGAAACTAGCCAAAGACTACTAACATGGCAACTTCTGGGTCAGTTACATTCAGGCCAGAGGTTGACGAAATAGTAACTGAGGCTTGTGAGCGGTGTGGGTTAGACCCCACACTTATAGATAGAAAAGTTGCTGTTTCCGCACGGCGCAGTTTGAACCTTATGTTCAGTGAGTGGGCTGTGCGTGGTATCAATTATTGGTGCACTACTGAAACCACATTAACGCTAACACAGTCTCTACGTTCGTACACTTTACCCGCTGGTACCGTAGACATACTTACCGCCGCACTTAGGCGTAGCGGTAATGACACTGCGATGACACGTTTGTCTATGACTGATTATAATGGTCAGTCTAATAAAACAACCGAAGGTATGCCGACTCAATACTTTTTTGATAGGCAATACACACCTTCTATATACCTATGGCCTGTGCCAGAAAACAGCACAGACACACTTGTGTATTGGGCTTTGTCACAGATCGAAGACATTACGGCAGCGTACCAAGATACAGATGTTCCGTATCGGTGGACCGAAGCCATGTGTGCAGGGCTTGCTTCTAAACTTGCGATAAAGCTACCTAATGTTTCTCCGCAAAGAATGCAAATCCTACTTACTCAAGCCGAGAGCTCTTTTAAATTTGCTTCAGACGAAGAGGGTGAAAAAGCTGCTCTTAGAATCATACCAACGTAGTGTGAAATGATATGCCCCGCTATGCGTCCGGCGCTCATGCAAAAGCAATTTGTGACAGGTGCGGCCTGTCGTACCCGTATCTCACGCTTAGAGAAGAGTGGAACGGTTTAAGGACTTGCCAAGATTGCTGGGAACCTAAACACCCTGCCTTAGATCCAGTTGTTGTTACTGACGCACAGGCTCTACGTTTTCCGCGCCCAAGCACCCATAAACGTGAAGATGCCCGTGTTGTTATAACCAGCGGCGTGAGCACGTTTGGGCGTATGGGGCCGGATGGTGGTGCTTTAATTGGGCGTGCGGATAGCGTTATTACGGGCACGGGTGTTTCTACAACGACGGGCATGGCTAGCTCCAATAGTGCCGCTGCAACGGCGTTCCCGTCGGGTGTGGCTACCACAACGGCAGTTGGTAATGAAACAGTCTTTGCTGGCGCTATTGCTTCGCCAGACGGTATTGCGGTTACAACGGCAATCGGTGACCACGGAAAAACCATACAAACTTATGCTGAGCCAGACGGTATAGCTGTAACTACCGCTGTCGGTAACGAAACACTCCGCGCAGATGCTATCTTGTCTGTTAGTGGAGTTTCTACTACATTAGCCCTTGGAAATGAAACGCCGCAAGCAGCAGCAATAGAAACAGGCTTTGCAATAACGACGGCAGTTGGTAATGAATCAATTAGAACTCTGGGTTGGGGTAATGACGGTTGGGGCGACGATACGTGGGGGCATGGCTAATTTGTTATGAGCACATACGCTGAAATCGTAAGTATTCTGCAACAACGCAATGAAGACGATTCGACTGAGTTTTCAAATGCGATTCCTGAAATTTTGGCACGGTCGGAAGACCGTATTTTCAGATCAGTTCCACAAATACTCGACCACAGGACAGCTGAAACAGGAACACTCACCAGTGGCACCAATACAGTTAGAACCACAGCGACAGATGTGCGTGGTATCCGCTATCTGTATCTAACTGTCAGTAACAGTACGGTGTTTTTAGAAGAACGCAAAGACGAGTACCTACAAGATTATTGGCTTAATTCTACAACCACGGGCCAGCCAAAATATTACGCGCTAGACACGGCAGCAACCAACGGCACAACGCTCTTGTTGGCACCTACGCCGAATACTAATTTTTCATATACGTTAAAGTATACTAGGATGCCGACACGGTTGAGTAGCAGTAACACGACAACATATGTTAGCTTGAACCATCCGGATGTTTTAATTAAGGGAGCGATGTACGAGTCTTCTGTTTTTCTTAACCGCGAGGCGCAAATGCGTCAAGAACTGCGTGCTGATTTTGAGGCAGAAGTCCAAAAGCTCAATGCGGAAATAACGGCAAGCTATAGTGAACTGCAATAGGAGTATAATCTAATGGCAATTTCCCAAGCATTATGTACTTCATTCAAATCAGAAATTTTGGATGAACAACATGATATAACGTCAGACACAATCAAAATTGCGCTGTATACAAGCAGTGCGAGTTTAGGTGCGGCTACCACGGCGTACTCAAGTTCTAATGAAATTAGCAACGCTTCTGGTTCTGCTTACTCGGCAGGAGGGGCAACATTAGGCAGTGCCGCCGTTGCTACAGACGGAACAACTGTAACTATAGATTTTGCCGACCCAACGTGGACAAGTGCAAGTTTTACGGCAAACGGAGCTTTGATCTACAATTCTAGTAATAGCAACAAGGCGATTTGTGTTTTAGCTTTTGGCGGGGACTTTACTGTTACAAACGGGACATTTCAAATCACGTTTCCGGCCGCAGACGCAAGTAACGCTTTAATTCGTTTAGCGTAAGGAGCTTAACATGGCCTCATCCGCATCTGATCTCATTAAATTTGAGAAACAAGCCACAGGCGAAAACGCTAATACGTGGGGAACTAAGACCAATACGGCGTTATCTCGTATTGAAGAGGCCATTGCTGGAATGACCACGATTACGGTTACGGGCAGCAACTACACTCTTGATGATACTCAATATGTAGAAAACACTTCAACCACAGCTGAGTCACACCTTCACATAATTAAAACCACTGGCACACTGACGGGCAACCGTGATGTGATTGTTCCAGCCAGAACTAAAACCTATTTAGTGCAGAACGGAAACGGTGGTGCGTATACGCTGACTGTTAAAACGGCCAGTGGAACGGGTGTTATTATTCCGCAGGGCGGTGTTCAATACGTTTATTGTGACGGCACAAACGTAGAAGCAGCAACGCTAGGAATCACGAACGACGGCACCAAGCTACTGGACACTAATGGTAATGAGCTTATAACCCTTACCACGGTGGCCTCAGCGGTTAACGAGTTTACTATATCTAACGCCGCTACGAGTAATGGTCCTCAGCTTGAAGCTACGGGCGGTGACAGTAATATAGATATTGAGCTTATCCCTAAAGGTACGGGTGTTGTTAAGTCTGGTTCAGTGCCTGTGGTTATTGCGGGTGTGCACTCGATTCCTATTCCGGCTACGGGCATGTATACTACAACTACCAATGGCGCAGCATCTGGTTCGGCCGAAACTAGTAGTAATGCAGTCATGATCAAAACGTGGGACTTTGATGCTAGTACAGATGAGTATGTGCAGTTTCAAGTTCCTATGCCTAAGTCTTGGAATGAAGGTACGATTACAGCCAAGTTTTATTGGAGCCATGCAGCAACAAGCTCAAACTTCGGTTGCAGTTGGGCAATACAAGGCTTGGCCCTTGGTAATGACGATGCTCTAGACACTGCTTTTGGAACGGCTGTTGTTGTAGATGACACGGGCGGCACTACGGATGATATTTATGTCACAGCGGCAACGAGCGCAGTTACAGTATCGGGAAGTGCAGCGGCTGAGGACATTGTAATTTTTAGAGTGTTCCGTGATGTTAGTGACAGTAATGATGATATGGCTATAGACGCACGGTTACATGCTGTTAAAATCGACATAACGACCGACGCAGGGACAGATGCCTAATGCTTATTGTACCAGCCTCTATCGGGCTTTTCGGAGACGGGTTTCCTAGTACCACTACAACCGCGTCTGTTATAAAAAGCGCGTTGCTGTTTGACGGCTCTAGTGATCGTCTGCAATTAAAATTTGATGAGGCGGGTAATACGGCAGAGTGGACAGCTTCTCTTTGGATTAAACGTGGGGACATAAGTACCGGAGTTGTTTTTGAAGCCCGTGCTGATGGTAACAATACGGGTGCGTTTTATTTTCAAAATTCAGATATTTACTGGCAAGATTATGATGATGGTGTCGCCACCCCTGCATGGCGATTGTACACTGACGCTATGTTTCGTGATCCAACTGCATGGATGCACGTTGTTTTAGTAAACGACACAGGAAACGGCACAGCCGGTAACCGACAAAGAATTTATATAAACGGAACTAGAGTAACGTCATTTAGCACAGAGACTAATTCTGGTCAAGGCTATGAGTCGGCGCAAGGTATAAACTCAGCAAATCCGCACTACATTGGCTTTAGTGGCAGTGGTGATTATTTTGGTGGGTATTTAGCAGAGTTTATATTCCTTGACGGTGTGGCAACAACAGATGCTGGCTCTTTTGGTGCAAATGATGACAATGGTGTGTGGGTGCCAAAAGACCCCGCAAGTACAGATAATATTGCGGACTGGGGCGGCAAAAATTCATTTTGGTTAAAGTTTGACGATGGAGACAATATAGGAAAAAACAGTCGGCCGACAACGGTATCGGCTGTTGAGGGTTCTTATCAAATAAATAAATCGATGATGCTAGATGGTGGTGCTGATTATTTAATCCGTGACCCGTTTACGGCTGGTAACAGGCGAACCTTCACATTTAGTTGTTGGCTAAAACGATCTGCTGTTAGCAGTCAAGGCGGCACTACCGGAAACAACATTTTTGGTGGAGACAGAACGAGTAGCTACTCAGACCGCATTATGTTTGGTAGTGCTGATGATGGTAATGATTGGCTCGAAGCCTCGTTCCATGATGGGTCATCCGGGTTAGTGAAAACTCATGCACTGTACCGTGATCCTACTACGTGGATGCACGTTTTATGGGTAGTTGACACAACACAACCAGTAGCTAGCGATCGCGTTAAAATCTATGTAAACGGTGCTGAGGCGGCTCTTAATTCACCTAGTTATCCTGCTCAGAATTATGATACGAATATCAATTTTACTGAGAACCAAGTTATTGGCGCTAGACCGGGGAATCTAAGTCATCAGCATTTCGGCGGCTATCTTGCTGATGCAATTCTTCTTGACGGCACGGCTGTTAGTGATGCTAGTGATTTTGGTGGGTGGGACACAAATGGTAATTGGGTGCCTATTGACCCGGCGACTACAGTAGCGGCAAGTGCTGGCACCAACGGTTTTCATTTAAAATTTGATGCGTCAGGTTTGTTAGGTAAGAGCAGTATCTCTTCGACAAACCCAAGTGTTTCACACCTAGGCTCGTCAACAAATGGGTCTACTTCTACGGCATATACGTTTTCATCTTCGTCTCTTGGAGCCGCAGCAAGTAACCGTACCATTGTGATTGCAGTTGGTGGTGGCCGCGCCACTTCTGGAACAAGAACTGTAAGCACTCTAACAGTGGGCGGTAGTTCTGCAACATTTATAGCTAGAAAAAATTCAGGCGCTGGAAATGTTTTAGAGTTTTGGTCTATTGCTGTTGCTTCTGGAACCTCTGCAGATATTGTTGTAACCTTTAGTGCTTCAATGGCAACGGCTGGTATCAGTTGGTGGCGTGTGCTTGATGCGGGTAATCCCATATCGACAGACGGTAATACTGCTAGTGGTTGGACGACTCAAGCCGTAACTACAATAGGCCAAACCGGTGATGTAGCATTTTACGCAATCTATGACGAGGGCAATGCTGATGCCTATGCTTGGTCAGATGCTACAGAGAGGTCTGAACACATTGATATAACCAGCACTCGTAGTTGGACTTCTGCTGATTATACATTTGACGCCGCAGAAAGTCATACAGAAACAGCTACGATTTCCGGAGGCTCAGGAAACGATAATGGTTTTCTTGGAGTTACATTCAGCAACAACAATTCATTTGCATCAAATAGCCTAGCGGCGGCTAATCAAGTAACCGACTCACCAACTAACACCTCTGGTGATAATGAGGGTAATTATACGACATTTAACTCGATTGATAAAAGCTCCAACATGACCCTAACTAACGGAAATTTGACCGTTACAAATACAGGCGCTGCTGCATTTCATGGGGCTATTGCTACTCAAAGAATACCAAACAGTGGAAAGTATTATTTTGAGGTTACTCTCCCCGGAACTTTGTCCAACCAATATATTGGCGTTGTTAATGAAGCGAATAAGTGGGACTTCGTATCTGCTGTGAACGGTTCTACTACAGCGGGGTTCTACGGGTTCTACCCAGTTAATAGCTCGTCATCTAAAGTTACTAATGGTTCAACTTCAAGTTACGGAGGTTCCATAGCTAATAGCTCTGTTCTTGGGTTTGCTATCGACAAAGACAACGACGAGATGTATGTGAGCGATGACGGAACATTCCTCGCGAGTAGCAACCCAGCTACTCGTGCCAGCCCGATGCTGTCTTCTCTGCCAGACGATTTGTATGTAGCAATGACTGCTCACAATTCTGGTGGGCATAGCGTTACTTTTAATTTTGGTCAGACGGCGTTCGCCGGTAGCGTTCCTACTGGTTACAAAAGATTAAATACCGCCGACCTTGCAGCACCAACCGTAACCGATCCACGGGCACATTTTGCTAATGCTCTATATACAGGCACAGCGCAGAGCAAAACTGTCCGGTCGTGTTTTGATAGTACAGGCACAGCATGGACACCTGACTTTGTGTGGATAAAGGGCCGTAGCGATGCTGGTGAGGGTGTGCTTGTTGATAGTGTTAGAGGTGCCGCTAATGTTCTAACGCCAGATAACAGTCCGGTTGAGTTCCAAGATGTAAAAGCAGTAACGTCATTTATCGAGGGTGGTTTCACACTTGGCAATGGTGACGACCGAAACGACAGCAACGACAACGCTAAAACTTACGTTGCATGGTGTTTAAAGGCTGGAACGGCGTGGTCAGAGAGCGCACAAAACTCAAATATTCTTGCATCGTCTGGCAGTAAAAATGACACAGCTAAGTTTTCGATAGCAAGTTGGACACACCGTACTTCTGCCAACTACGCTATCAAGCACAACCTCGGAACAACGCCAGAATTTTTTATTACGAAGGCGCGCGATGAAGCGACAAACTGGTCTAGTTGGCATAAAGATTTTGCTGACACCGCCAAACGAGTTTGGATCAATGACACTGATGCTGAATCTACGGCTTATTGGGCAGACGCTTCTGATAGTGCTGACGGCACCGGTAGTTATGCAAATATTTCATCTGGAGAAAGCCCTGTAACATCAACCTTATTCGCTGTACAAGACGGTGAAGCTACAGGCACCCGCGCAATGATCGCTTACTTCTTTGCAAGAACACCGGGACTAATTGGTATTGGTAAGTATACAGGAAATACGACTAGCCATCCATATGTAGTTGTTGATGACGGGGCATCGGGGTTTCGGCCAGCGTGGGTTATGATAAAGAGAGTAGATTCTGCTGAAGGCTGGCATATCAATGATGCTGCGCGTGACACCTTTAATCCGTTAGACAACCAATTACAACCAAACACAACTGGTGCAGAAAGCGGGTCTGCCTACATGGATTTTACCGCTAACGGGTTCAAATTGCGCGGAACTCAGGGAGCTACAAATGCTAATACAGGTACTTACATCTATCTAGCCTTCGCGGACCAGTCATTTAACTTAGCAAGGGCGAGGTAAAAATGCCGCAGTCTTACTCTCCTGTTTACCTTCTTCAAGATTGGTCAGCAACCAGTATGGGTGCGAACAATGTGGTGGTGGATTGTCCAAGGGACAGCACATCGGAACAAGTTACGCTTTACCCCTGCCTAGACCCCGGCACACTTACGAACACATCTGCGGTTCTGGCCAACAACAATCTCTTTTTTCGCAGTCACAACGCAGGTGCTTGGCACGGCGTAAGAACAAATATTGGAATCAGCGGCACTGATAAAGTTTATTGGGAAGTCGTATGTAGCGAAGATGATGATGACACTTGGGTTGCTGGAGTTGGGTCACTTGCCACCGATCTTGCCAATACGGGCGGTCCAGGCGCGTCGGGGTCTTTTTCATACATACAGCCCAGTTCAGGAAGCGGCGAAAAATATGACGGTACGTCTATTGGAGCGGAGTTTGGTGATGGTGACGGAACTCCCGGCACATCCAATGAAAACCCTGTAGGAACCATTTGGGGTTTTGCAGTGGATTACGCTAATCAAGATTTATATATGAGTAAAAACGGTGATTGGTGGAATGGCGATGATTTCAATAGTAACACCAGTGGCCCAGGAACTATTTGGGACGCAACGCTTTCAAATTCTGTGACATTGTTTCCTATGATTCAAGGTCACAATCAAGGCGAAAGCATCACAATGCGGTTTTCAAGTGACTCTTGGGCCTACAGTGCGCCATCCACATACACAGCACTGACAAAGACAGCAACCGGCACTGGAAATTACAATCTGCCAAATCCTTTGGATTCTGGAACCTCCACACGGTTTGCTAACGGAAACCAAGATGTAGATAGTTCGGGTGGTGGGAACAGTCCGTTCGCTTGCACAATGGCGGTTTCAAGTGGAAAATATTATTGGGAAGTAGACCTCGACAGTTCTGGTTTCAATGATGGCAGTGTCGCCGTGGGTATAGCCCATGCCTCTACTGTCTATCCCGGCACTACTCATTTCTTCGGAAACCTTGCAACTGAAGAGGGTTGGTACGCTAACAGCAGTGCTGGCGTACTCCGAAATAATTCAAGCACAACAGCGTACGGAACTGATGCGTCGAGCGGCTCTACAATCATGATGGCGCTCGATATGGACAACGCCAAAATGTGGTGGGGTTTGAATGGCACTTGGTTCACGAACAGTGGTGTCGGGAATCCCGCTACAGGTGCAAACGCCGCTCCGACAAGCATGAGCCTTACTGTTCCTATCAAATGTGCTGCCTCGGCTCAATCAGGGGATACGCTGTTTCACAAGTTTCGCCCATCGCAATGGGGTTACACCGCACCCACAGGTTTCAAAGCGTGGAGCACCGCAAACCTCCCGGCTCCCACGGTGAAAAACCCTGATGACGGGTTTGCACTCATCACATTGGAAAGCGGGAATACTATCGAAGCCAGCCTAGCCACCGCACGTACAGGGTGGAGCAGCTACATCGACGTCTTTAAGAAAGAGGCTGACGATGAAGATTACGATGTTCGGTTTTCTGATGATAGCGGCAATTCAATGCACTTCAACACAGACGCCGCCGCAGGTTCAGAGTTAACCCTGAACACAGGCGTGAACTACTCCGCATGGTCTTGGCGCGTAGGTGCGGCTTATGGTTGCTACACAGCAGAGATTAGCCACACGAATGGCTCGGCGACAAACCAAGCCCATGGTCTGGGGAGTGGTGCAAAAACGGCTGTAGCGAAAAGGTCAGATAGCACGGGCGATTGGTACGTATCACACCCAAACATGTCCTCGGCCAATATCCGCTGGAACCAACAAGACAGACCATCAACCACTGAACTTGTCACGGTTGATGGAACGAACATAACACTAAATAGTAGCTTCGCATCTGGAACCTATCGGGTCATTGTATGGGAGCAGATCGAAGGGTTCAGTGCGTTCACAGGCTATTCCCATAACGGGTCGAGTGATGGTCCTTATGTGAATCTTGGTGGATCGGCGTCACTCGTCGCATGGCGCAATATTGATTCTTCCAATTCCAACGATTTCTTTGCAACATTTCCAACGTACTCCAGCGACGGCGTCGGCAGCGGTAATCCTACCGATATTCGTTATAACTGGACTAATCAAGAAAAGGGTTACAGCGGTATTACGATTGGAGATGTAACTGCCAACGGCTACAAGATGCGTCCGAGTTCTGGGGGAGCTTTTGGTATCGGCGCTGATGATCCCATGTTAGTGTGGGCGTGGGGTCTGCGCCCCTTCGGTGGCGCAGGTGTGGCTCAGGCTAGAGCGAGATAGTGTATGGATCCGCTCACTATTGCCGCAGCCATTACCGCAACCAAGACATTAGTAAAGTCTGCTCGCGGTGTACAGGAGATTGCACACGGTCTTGACGGATTGTTCCATGCTCAAGAACAGCATGAAAAGAACCAACAAAAAGACGCAGGGAGTTCTATCGGTGCAAAGAACAAAAGTATCTTACAGAAACGTGCTGCAGACGATGGCTCGGAAACGTCAATGTCAGCCGCCGCTGCCGCCGTTATTGAACAAAAGCAGTTGCAGCAACAGCTTAATGACCTTAGGGACGAAATTAACCGTAAGTGGCCTACTCCTCCCGGCGAAAAATCTACTTGGGATCAGATACTAGCGGAGCGTGAAAAACGGGTCGCCGATAAAAAAGAACGTGAGAAACAGGAAAAGATTAGAGCCGAAGAGCGAGCTGAACGCCGAAAAGCAATTTTGATTGAGATCAGTAAAGGTTTGGCTGTTGTAATCATTGCCAGTGGAATCGCTTGGTTTCTTTGGTGGGCGGCAACTTATGGTCCAGCAGTGAGGTAATATGGAACTTACAGCAAGTCACGCAATACAGGGTGTTATGGTGCTGGCAACGGTAGCCGGAGGCTACGCTGTTGTGAAAAGCAACCTAGCCCGTGTAATGGAAGATTTAGACAGACACATCAGAAATACAAGCGCGTTTAAATCTAAGTTTGACGCGAGACTAGATGATGCCGAAAGTCAACGCGCTGTGTTTACTAGCCAGATTGACGTGCTCAAAGAAATAAACAGCGTTTCGGAGTTGGCACATCGTAACCGTGAAATGGCTACACTACTGGCTGAAATGAAAGTGATGAAAAGTCAAATTGAACATCTTAATTCGATACATAATGGGAAGCACCCCGATACGTCCAAGTAGGAGATGGGAATTGGATAAGATTCTTATTTGGTGGGAAAACACGTTTGGTGGGAACAATGCGATATGGAATATTGACTACGGCAAGCTCATTATTATTGGTCTTTTGCTGTATCACATTTTTTGGCAATAGCGCCAAGGCTGATGAAAAAGTATTCGCTGGTTGGATACTGCATATGTTCATATCCGGGCAGTTAAAAGAGTATACACCGAGAGGTGGTATGGCTGAGTGCCTAAAGGTCAAGCGGCAAATACTGCGCTCTCAAGGGACAGCGGTAGGGACTCGTTGGGAGTGCGGCAGGGGCAAGCTAGTTCTGCGTAAGTTTAATGCGGGACAAGATGGAGATAAGTGGCTTCCTGTCGAGCATCTTGGTAAGAACTGATGGCGGAAGAATCGGGTCGTGGCAGAAGGGGGTCGGATCAGATAAACGTAAGCGATAGCTCCGCGATCTCCATGCCGATTAGAAATCTAATTAGCATTGTGGCCGCTGTGTCTATAGGGGTCTGGGGATACTTTGGCGTCGTTGAGCGCTTGAACAAGCTAGAAACATTTGAACAGCTAATTGCTAAAGATTTGGAAACAGGTTTAAAAGAGTTGCAAGCAGATATAGCTAAAAACAATGAGTTCCGTATTAAATGGCCTCGCGGTGAGCTGGGCCAAGCCAGTGCAGACCAAGAACAATATTTGTTAATTGAACATTTAAGTGGTCAGGTAGAAAAAGTACAAAAACGCATTGAAGATGATATGTCTAATGGTGTTAATATCACACGCTTGCAAGAAGATGTACAAACATTGCGTAGTGATGTAGAAAAATTGAAAGACAA